TTAACGGTTTAAAAGATTTGTTTATTTACGAAGCAAATTATAAGGTTGAAGATAAAAGCCTTGAATGTTATTTTGAAGATGGAAACTTTATAAGGTTTGAAAATTGTTCATACGAATACGATATGGGTGACTTTAATTCAATAACAATATGCTCAAATGACGAAGGACAAATATTAACAACATTCCAAACAACAAAAAACTTTAACCTTATAATTAAGGATAAAAAATAAGACTTAAGTCTTAAAACCTAAAATTTACAATTATGAAGTTTATTAATGAACAAGGAAAAATAAGGGAATACAATACGGCAAAAGAATTAAGCCTTGAAACCGTTTTTAAATGTATTTTATTTGCTTGCTTAATCGCTTTTATGTGTATGGTTTCATCATGTCGTGTTGATGGTGGATTAAGTTTTTATAGACGCGGTGGAACTGGTGCGTATTGTCCAAATCGAAAATAACTATTTTTAACAAAACTTTAACATTTTATTTTTAACAAGTCAATATAAGGGAAAGACTTAAAAAACCCTTAAAATTAAATATGTCACATGACACACAAAAAAATGAAGTTGTAAACACAACAAATGAAGTTAAGAACATCTTAACAAGTGAAAAACTTGAAAGCCTTAAGCAAGCGGTAAAGGATGCAAACAAAGCTTATAAGGAAAGCACGGAAGAAAATGAAGAAGCGAGTCTTAACTTTTTACTTTCAGCACGTAAAGCTGTACAAGCGGAAGAAGCAAACCTTAAGGCTTTCGCAATCGAACAAGCAAAGAGGGAAGCGCGTGACAAAAAAATTGCTTATGTTACCAACTTTGAAGAAGCCATTAAGGAACATGAAAAGGCTTTCGCGAAGTATCAAAAGAAAGGCTTAAGTATTGAAGAAATGAATGAAGAAACCGCAAAACTTAAGACTTTACGCGATGAACTTATAAACCTAATTTTAGGAACATCAGCAAAGGTTACAACCGTTCAAAGTGATGGGCCAACGGTGAGCCGTGAAGGTTCAAAGGCTTCTTATTGTGTTGATTATTACACCAAAAGAAGCGCGGAAGGTGCAACCAAAAGTGAAATAGAAGCGGAACTTCGCGCCGAAGGCTTAAATGATGGAACGGTAAACAATGCAATAAATGCATACCTTAAAAGTATCGGACAAAAATAAGACTTAAGTCTTAAACCGGTTAACTTATAAACTTAAGGCTTATTAATTTAAGCCTTAAGTTTATTAACTTAAATGAAAACAAAAAATTTAGTTTGCAAAAAGGTCTATTCGCTACCTCTACAAATCCCTACCAAATTCCAAAACAAAATCACCTATTCAAGCAATCCCTCAAGCTAAGCGAATGGTGTGCGGTTTAAGTCTGCGTGCGTTCTGGGTTAAGTATGTCGTCATGTTGACTATAAAGTTATATTCTGTGTATAGCTTATTAAGGTTAATCCAGTATGTAGGAAGATTCCCTATATGCTGGTTGACCTTATTTTTAAGTGTTGGTCTGTGTTTCTTTTCTTTTGTGGAATTTGCTGTTTTATTAGTGCGCGCTATAGTGTTCATTTTGTGTTAGTCATTATCGGTAATAACGACCAACGAATGCAGATAAACCCGTCTCTAAATTCCAGTATCCTAAATTTCATTCTTTAAATTTTTCCTCATGTATTTTCAACAAAATTCTCCTGGTTACTCTAGTGGTTCTGGCAATACTGTCGGCAATTCTGGTAATTGGGATGACGTCCTACTGTATGTAATCCTTATTTTTTGTGGAATCTGTATTCTAGCTGGAAGATGCTAATAAACAGTAATTAACACACAAACTTTACTACATCTATTATAGTTGTAAAGTTATTAACATTTAATGTGGATAAATAAATTTGGCGCTTTGATAACTATCTCGTATATTTGGTTATTAAAGTGCAAAGTAATGTAACTAAGTGAATCTAATATATGCAGGCGAGTGTAATCTTCACTGATACGCTAAAAGCGTTAAGGTATGGAGCAAGAAGAGTAATACATCAGGGAGGGCAAAATTCAGGAAAGACCGTAAATATCCTCGGTGTTTTAGCCACACTTGCGAGCGAAGAGGATGGTGGTGTTACAACAGTTACAGGAGTAAGTTTTCCACACTTAAAAGGTGGAGCGTTGCGTGACTTTGAGATGTTTGTTTATCCTACGTTTAAAAACGCTATTAAACAATATCACCGAACAGATAGAATATTTACTTTTAAATCTGGTTCAATAATTGAGTTTAAGGTTTTTGAAACAGAGCAAGACGCCAGAGGAGCAAAGCGTAAGAGGTTGTTTGTTAATGAGGCAAATAAATATGACTGGTTAAAGTTCTTTCAATTAGATTCACGTAGCGAGCAAAGCATATTAGATTACAATCCAAGTATTAGATTCTGGGCTCACGAAAATTTAATTGGCGAGCCAGGTAATCATACTTTAATCTCTAATCATTTGCACAATCCTTTCATTAGCGAGGACAAGCATTTGGAAATAGAGAACTTGGGTGAATGGAGACGAGACAAGTACGGAAATTATATCTTAGATGGGAACGGAAAACGTATTCCTAAAAGAGGTAACGAAGAACTATGGAAGGTGTATGCACGAGGATTGACTGGTAACGTTACAGGGTTGATATTTCCAGACTGGGTTAAAATTGACGATAATGATTTCATAGATGATAACGACTGCGTTTTTGGAATAGATTTTGGTTATACTAATGACCCAACTACTATTATAAAGATGTACAAAATTGGAGAGTCTTTATTTGTTAAAGAGTTATGTTACGAACCTGGATTACCAGCGAGAAGCATTTGCAATATACTAAAAGCTAACGGTTGGAGAGAAACTTCTCCAGTATATTGTGAACATGACCCAGATATGATTAGACAAATAAGAATGACTGGAATAACAAATGCTTTTCCAGCTCGTAAAGGTCAAGGTTCTATAAACGCAGGCATTGAAGCGTTAAACCAAGTTAAAGTTTTCTATACTGCCTCATCACGAAACATGGACGAGGAACGAAAAAAATATATTTGGGAGGAGGACAAAGAAGGTAAAATTACTAACATTCCGGTAGATAATAATAACCACACATTTGATGCTACTAGATATGGTTATTATAGTCATTATCTAAAGCATCTTTAAACATTTCTTTTTTGAGGAATTATTAAAAAGTTAACAGTGAATATTGCAACAAGATTATCAGTAGCTTACAAAGCATTAACAACAAGGAGTGAAGTTTCTCTGCAAGGAGCAAACAATCTTTTTGGCTCTATTGCTACTAATCAAATAGGCGTTGGTGGTAACTTTAGTTTTGTTCCAGCTGACGGAGAAGGCAATGTGATAGATTTGACTGGTTCTGTTGATCCATCTTGGTTAGGTTTAAATACTAAAAATATGCAATACTGGGCATACAATTATTGTAGCCCACTTGCAGCTGTTATTGATAGACTTGCTGAAGCAGATACAAATGGAAGAATAGAACTCGTAGACTCAGAAGAAATACCTGTTAAGAACTACAATAAAAATCCTAAGTATAAAAGGGTTATGGAACTATTAAAAAGACCTAACCCGATGCAAACTTGGGAAGAGTTTAATAGTCAACAGGTTGTATTAGCTAAGATATTTGGTTACTGTCCAGTATTTGCAGTTGGACCAAAATTTATGGACAAGAGTTATACAAAATACCTATGGAATCTTAATCCATATTTTTGCCAACCTCAATATAACTATGATTTTTCTTTGCATGGTGGAGAAATAACAGAGGATGGAATGAAGATAGATGCAAGCAATCCTATTAAAAGCTGGATACTTTCTATATTTGGTAAAACTTACACTATACCTTCAGAAGATATATTATTAGTCAAAGATGGTTTTATAGACAATCTTTTACCTAATATGGGATTGCCAATATCTAAGGTTGCAGGTCTTGATTACTTTGTTTCAAATATCTGCGCAGCAATGGAAGCAGATAATGTGTTACTTAAAAAGAAAGGGCCTCTTGGAGTATTTTCACATGACCCAAAACCAGATATGGCAGGTTGGGTTCCTCTTACTCAGCAACAAAAGGACGACATTCAAAACGAGTTAAAGAATTACGGACTTACAGTAGGTCAACTACAATATGTAATAAGTAAAACCCCTTTGAAATGGAACGCAATGAGTTTTAACCTTAGAGATTTAATGACTAAGGAAACTGTAAGACAAGGTATTGATGGAATATGTGATAGGATGGGTTATCCAGCGGAGTTAATGAGTGGAAAGAATGCTACTTACGAAAATAGAAATTCAGCTGAAAAATATCTATACCAAAATAACATCATTCCTTTTTCTTTGAGGAGAATGGCTCGTTATGATGAATTTTTTGGGTTAAATGAATCTGGAGTAAATTTATACTTAGATTATGACCACCTTCCAGTATTGCAAGAAGATATAGCAAAAGCTGGACAAGCAAGAAAAGCATTATCAGAGTCTTGCGCAATAGATTGGGAGCTGGGGTTAATTAGTTTTAATGAATACAGAAAACTAATGAAACTTGACCCAGTTGCAGGAGCGGATGATTTATTCTATCCTCAATGGTTGCAGCAAAACCCATCAATACTACAAGATAAAAAAGCATTAATAATATAGTACTATGTTACACCCAAAAATATTAGAATTAAGAAAAAAAGTAGGAGCATCTCCTATTATTTTTTCTGGGAAGAATAGCAGTAGCACAAACATTACTGCTATAAGAGCACAAATATCTCCAGAAAACGACAGATTACTTAGGCAGTATTTCTGCATATGGGGAGTACCAGATGATTATGGAACAATGCCTATTAAAGGTTGTTTCTCTAAATCATTAAATGATAGAGGACCTAAGTCTAATGCTTCATATAAGATTACTGCATTATATATGCACAATCAATCGGATTCAGTTGGAATGCCATTAGTATTAGAGGAAGATGAAATAGGTCTTTATGGAGAAGTTCCAATACTTGAAGGAATAGAAGTTTGTGACGCTTTAGTTATAAGACATAAATCTGGAACTTGTAATAACGGTAGTTATGGATTTAACTATGTTTGGGACAAGATGGAATATGACGAGGCAACAGATTCTATCATAATGAAAGAGTGTGACCTGTACGAAGTTTCGTTTGTAACTATAGGTTCACAACAAGGAACTTTTGGAGTTCGTGGAGCAGATGGTGTTTACACAGATGATTCTTTAGCTGATGAAACAGAGTCATTTATAAAGTCTATTCCAAGAAAAAATCAGCTTGAATTAAGAAGTTTATTATCGAGACATATATCACTCGCTAAAAACCAGCCGCTTGAATCTCGAGATGCACTGGATAATAAAGAGCCGATAGTTCAAGGTATTGACTATAATTATCTATTATCACAATTTAAAAAAGAAAACAATGAAAACTAATTTCATTCCTGTAAGAATGTTCGAGCCAAGTGCTGAAGAACAAAAAGCAGCATTGTTTGTAGAGATTCAAAAGAAGATTGACTCTTCTCTTGCATCAAGAGCTACAAAGCAAGAGTTAGAAGAAATTAAAAGTTCACTTCCTAAAGAACTTAAAGATTTGCCTCTTGAAGCGTTACGCCAAATGGCAGATGAAAAAGACGGAGCAATGGCTTTAATAGCTCGTCAAGGCTTGGAGTTGCAAAGACTTTTAAATCAAGGTAAAGAACAGGAAAAAGACATGAGTATTCGTGGACAGATTAAGTCTTGGCTTGAATCTAAAAACGACGAAAATGGAGAGCCTACTGTTCATCAAGTAGTTCAGGAATTAAGAGCTGGTAAAAAAGCTGATTTGAAACCTTTGGAATTAAATCTGCGTACAGTTGCAAGCCCTATGCTTCCATCTACAATGTACAACGGTTCTGCGTACTTGCCAAAACCTGAAATTCAGGCTGGGATAATTGACCTGATTCGTGTGCAACCAACCTTCTGGGATTACTTGAAAAAAGGTTCTACTGGTTCTGCTGCTTACGTTTGGGTAAACAAAAAGAACACGCAAGGAGCAGCAGCGTTTATTGCTCCAGGTATTTATAAACCAGGCATAAGCTTCTCTATTGAAACCGAAATTTCTAATGCTAAGAAAATTGCCGTTAGTGAAAAGGTAGCTATTGAGTTGCTTGATGATATTGATGGAATGGCATCATGGGTAGAAGGAGAGTTGCTTTACCAATTAAAAATGGAGTTGACAAGAAAAACCTTAACAGGTACTTTAAGTTCAACAGTTCCAGCTGGTATTACAACATTAGCTGTTCCGTTCACAGGTTCTGGACTTGGTGTGAAAACACTTAATCCAAATAACTGGGATGTTATAAGAGCGTGTGTTGCTCAATTGAAGGCTGCTAACTTCGGCGCTTATGCAGTTACCACTTTCATTAATCCTATTGATTACGCTAATATGGTTATGACCAAAGCTAACAATCAGGGTCAAATGTTCATACCTCCTGTAACTGGTTCAATGATTGTTGAAGATAACAACATTCCAGTTGGTCACGTTCTTGTAGCTTGTTTAGATTTGTACAAAATCTTAATCTACAAAAACTTCACTATGGTATGGGGTCTGGAAAATGATGATTTCACTAAGAACTTGAGAACAGTTATAGGCGAAATGAGAATACACCAGATTTTCAGCGAAAACCACGTAGGTGCGTTTATCTACGATACATTCGCAACAGTGATTACTGACATTACTGAATAGTTTTAATTGCATCTAAAAAATAGTATATGCCAAACTTAGTAAATCGTTCATTTTTTGTAGCGGATATAAATATCCCAAATGCAGATGAGGCATCTGTAGCTGAAAAGTTAGATATGTTTATTACTCGTTTTGAGAACGAATGTTTAGTTAAAATACTTGGTTACGAACTGAGTAAATTAGTAAAAACAGAAAACTCTCAAAGAATGAACGATTTAGTGTTTGGTGCAGAGTATACTGACTGTAAAGGAAAACTTCAACTGTGGGAAGGATTAGTTGTAGAGGTTATGCAAAACACATCTTCAGATGGAGACAATAGTTATTGGGAAAGTTTAATCGCTTTCTACATCTATTATTTCTTTGAGGAATCTTCCGCAAGTTTAACAACTGGTATGACAACTTCAGTTTCAAAAGCTGAAGCTGGAGAAATACATAGTCCTGCGGATAAAATGTGTGCAGCTTGGAATAACTTTTCTAATAGATGCGACAGTCTTTTTGAATATCTAAACACAAAGAACAAAGAACAAACACCAGTTTATCCAGAGTTCACAAGAAGAGATTTTCATAAAGGTTTTAAACTATCAAGAACTATTAATATCTTTGGAATATGAGTGAATTAGTATTACCAAACTTGTTTCGTGATGTAGTTGGAAGTATGAAAGTTCCAAATACTGTGAATGGTGGGTTTTTCAATATAAACTTCCAGTCTGGTAGAGAACTTCAAATACTTGAGCAACTTCAGAAACTTAACGAGTCAAGGACAATGAAAAATTCAAAGTATCCATTAGTTGCTCTTTATTTACCAATAGTTGAGAAGAAAGACCCTCTTGGTCAGTATTCTTCGAGTAAGATTAAAAGAATAACATTTGCTTGTTCTGCACAGCCTACAGATACTATTGAAAAAAGATTTGCGACAGGTGGAACTTTTGATACTATTTTATATCCAATGTATCACGAGTTTATGAGATGTTTAGCTGCAGCACCTTCTGTATTGTCAATGAGCATAGATTCATTTGTTCATAAAAAAATGGATAATCCAGGTCCTCTTCCAGTTGGAACAAAAGGAGTTAGTGATTTTGTAGATGCGGTTGAAATTTTTGACCTTGAGTTAGCTTTCTTAAAACCAATAAAAGTTTCTGGCGGTTCAAGTGGAAATAATTCAAATCCACCTGACCCAATGGTTCCAGCAACCTGTAATAAGTAACAATATTTTTTTAATAAGTAAATAGTAAACACCATGAGTGCTATAGTAAAAGCTTGCCAGTTTCAAAACACAATAAAGAATACTGGCGTAGAATGCAACATCATGCTGGGACCTACAGCAATGATAATCGCTATCAAGAGAGGTCAGACTTTTACTGATGCGGATTTGGCAGACCCAGTTAGCTGGATGACAAACCTTATCCACGCAGCTAAGTCTTCAAGAGTATTTCCTTTATTTGGACAGAATGCTCCAATAAGAGAAATTAACAATGATAAGGAGCAAGATATTCTTGTTACTTTAGATGATGGTTCTAAGGTTTTCCTTAGATACGGATTCTACTCCAGAACGTTTGGAACAACTTCAGGAGGTCTTGGATACGCAAAGGCTCTTCAAGGATTAAACAAATCTGGTTACTCTTTCATAGAGATTGACCAACAAGGTTTGGTTCTTTGTAGAGATAACGGAGACGGAACATACAGTGGTCTGGTAGCAGATTTAACTTACAGTCCCGCTCCAACATTACCAGATATGAAGAGCAATGTTTTCAAAAATCACTTCCTACTTTCTTATTCCCCTCAGGAATTAGTTAGTTACGGAATTGTTTTAGAA